CGGCCGTGGCGATATAGGTCGGGATGTACTGCGCGGGGTCGCCGAAATCATAATACTGGGGGTCTTGCTCGGTGTTGCCGCTCATCCACTCGGTGATATAGTAGATATTCGCCTGCCCATTCCAGAATGTGTCTGTGCGCTTGCAAACCCTGTTGGTGGCGATCAGCGTACCGATGCCGCCGAAGTAGACGGTGCGGTTCATATTGGTGATGATCTGCGCGAGACCGTTCAGCTTGTTCGTGCTGATCCGCAGGTCATCGGTCGCCTTGAATGTCTTCGTCACGGCGTTCGTGGTGGCCGTGGCAATGACAGGCGTGTCCACGTAGCACCTGTTGGCGATTGTGAAATACGCATTCGATAGAGCTGAAGGGTTGTTTGTCCAAGCGATAAAGGCATAGACTGGGTTCTGCCCGGCATAGGATGACGTGAATTTGATGACGCTGTACCCGTCAGAAGGATAATGGGTAGTAAACTGGAAGTCTGTGAAGTAGTACCCCTGGCCAGCTGGACTTATATTAAGGCGCGACTCGCCATAAACCACAGACCCGTCTATTGTGGCGTTTCTTGAATTAGCACCCTTCAAAACCCGAATGTAGACGTAGTTGTATGGGAACGGCACGGTAGGCGCGTATGTGTATGGCGACAAATAAAGATAGTCGTTATTAGGTGGTGTTTTGATGTAGACGAAAGTCGGTGACAGGTTCCCGGCCACGTCCATCATGCTGGCCACAGCAACCCCCGCTTGAACCCCGTTGGAAGGCGAGACAGTCAGGCTAAGCGAGTTCGTGCCAATCCATAGCAGATTGGTGAACACGACATTCGTGTAAACGGAAGGCAATACGGTTACCCTGCTCTTTGTCGGATAGCTCCACTGCTCCCATGGGTAGACGAACGACCACTCGAACGGCCATGAGGTGTAATTCGTCAGGCTTTGGAATGTGCCTGCAGACGCTCCGCTGAACACATAGCCAGAGACAGGCAGATTCGTGGACGTGATCGGAACCATCCACCCGTACTGGCTGCCCATGATCCACGGTTCGAACTTCATCGCAGGCGTGAACAGGCGCGTTGCCGTCGTGATTAGATTATCCGCATAGGTGTTCGTCGAGTAGGTGTAATACCTGTTCGTCACCATAAGTCCGTTAGGGTTCAGATCGTCCACGACGGCTAAGTTCGTATTAGTGAAGGAGAACCCCCCGAGCATCTTGGACGGCTCCACGGTGTCACCAGCGAACATGTTGGTCGTCCACAGGATGTTCCCGTTTCTCGTCCACAGGTCACGCGCCCGCATGCCGATTGTCTTGATGTCGTAATAGGAGATGGCCGCGCCCACGGTGGTGGTGTTCCCGTCATTGGCCGCCTGCCAGTCTGGCAGAGCTTCTCCGACCAGATACGGAACGACATAGCAGTCTTGGACGGCACCGTACAAGTCGGCGATGTCCTCGCCCTTGATGCGCACGTCTTTTGGCCGTTGCAGCCAGACCGCCCCGCCGATGGCAATCCCGGCCGAGATGAAGTATTTTCCGTATTTGACAAGGTTACTCATAGTACACCGCCACACAGTCGCGCAGGTCAGCGTTGATGGTCGCTACCGTCCCGCTTAATGTCAGGTCATAGAGAGGGACAGGGAAAATCTCCGGAGTGTTGGTATTAAAAGCAACATCAAACCCAAGCGTCACGCTGATCGGATTGGCGGCCGTGTCTATCAAGGCGCACAGCACGCCCGTGGCAATGTTGATTTCCGGCTCGCTGGCCGTCTTGATGAACTTCGAACCGTTCTTGAACCAGCACCGGTGAATCTTGATCTTGCCTGCCGCGTTGCTCTTGATGTCGAAAGGCTTCGGTTTGTCTGCGACCACTTCGTCGGATACGGCCACCCCAGGGCGGCGCATTAAAACGCAAAAGCCAGAATCGATGTTTCCGCTCACCATGATAGGGCCAGACCCCGTTATGCGGAGTCTGTTAAGAGCGTCAACGAGTTCATTGAACTTGTCGGCCTTTACGTCTTCACCTATGGATACGCGTTGAATCATAGTGCTCAGTTCGGAGGTGTGTAAAACATCGGGTCCCACTTGTCAGCCCCGCGCCAGCGAGAGGTGACAGTCCAGTTTCCATCCTGCCCCTGGACTACGCGGTCGGGCTCGCGCAGGTATTGGGCATTCGCCGAAAAGCTTCCCGGCGGCTCGTCAATCAAAAACTCCGTGAATACGGACGTGGGCGCCACCTTCAAGATAGTGATCTGGGTGATGATCTGGCTTGCGATCAGATAGGAGTCCTGGCCGGACATGATGCGCTTGGCAAGTTCCATAAGCGTGTCAGCCCCGCCGCCTTCATCGAAGTCTGACAGCAGTTGCCAGTCCGTGTCCGTGTCCGGGTCTGGCTTCGTGATACCGTCGGCCGGGATCTGGAATGCAAGCTTGCGGCGCAGCGGCGCGTTCTTCCAATTCTCGATCGCGGCCGCATAGTCCACGTCGATCCCGCCTGTTTCGTCCACGATGTGGAACTTAGGCGATGATTCGAGAGGCTTCTGGATTTCCTGCACATCGTACTCGATCCGGGGATTCACCAGCTTCTGGAATACGGCGTAGCTGCTGACTGTGCTGCGCTTCGTGTAGGTCTGCTCAAGTTTATACATGCCGCCGTCGTCTGGATCGATGCGGTACTCACCGGCCAAGCCGTAGGTCTCATCATCAGTGCCGACTTCCACAATCAGGGCGGTAAGGTCTTCCTCTTTGCCGATCCACGTCCGGCGCGTCATCATGCCGTCTGACGCATACCAAGACGATCGCGGCTGTTCGACAGGTGCGGAGTATCCTAAAATGGTGTTGGTGTTACTCATGCGAAAACGGCTCCCGTCTTTTGTTGTTTGACGGCGTTCAGGATTCCGCGCTGGACGTCAAGGGAATCCTTGGCCAGCTGCAGCATGCCGCCCATGATGTTGAACCCGCCCAGAAAGCCGCCGACCTTTGCCAGCGCGTCTGATTTCACGTCAACGCTCTTCTGCTCCTTCACGGAATACTCGGGCGTGGTCGCGCCAGTCTCGCCGAATGGCTTGAATTCGCGCGCCTTCTTCTGGACGTCCGTGATCCGGCCCTCTGCGATCTCGCGGTATTTGTCCCACATGGTGCCCCAGTTCTGCTGGTCGGCTGTGTTCTTGCCAAATATTTCAGGCATTGGCGTTGATAGATATCCAGAATAGAACTCTTTCGCCTTGTTTATTCCGTCCTCGAAGCTGTCACGGTTGTACTGGTTTGGGTCGCCCTGCTTGAACATCTCATCAATCTTGGCTCTTTCACTAGCGACAAACTTACCGCCAAGATCGCCAATGTGCAATGTGCTCGCGTTTATGGCCGCTCCCAAATACTCTGTCAGAAGCTCTTTTGTTTCACGACGCGGAAGGAGGATTTCATCAAACAGCATTGAAAAAGCTGAAGACATAGGAGAAACCACACCTGTGATAATATAATTAGTCAGATGCTTAAACGCTTGCAATCCGTAATCCACTGAACGCTGGAACGCGGACGTGATCCCCGTGTATAGAACAAAACCTATCCCCTCTCCCTTTATCATTTCAAAGACTGTCATGATGGACGCGGAGAACTCGCGGCCGATCCCCGTCAGGTCGATGGAGTCCATGACCTCCGAAATGTAGTCGGCCACAGGGAGAACGCCCTCTGCGAACCCAGCCCAGAATCCCATGCTCTTCTGCTTGATCGATCCGATACGGTCGCTGATCGTGTCGAACGCTGCCGCGTTGCGATCCATCAGCGCAGGAAGGCCGCCCAACTGCTGGCGTGCCGTGTCGAATCCTGAACCGTCCGCGAACAGTGTGAGCATCTTCGCGCCGCTGCGCCCGAAAATGTCCATGGATGCCCCGGCTTTTTCTGTAGCGTTCGGCAGTCCGTTGATCGCAGCGGCCACGGCTTCGAATTGCTGTTCGGCATTCATCCCCTTCAACGTGTCTATCGACAGGCCGAGACGCGCAAAGGTCTTGTTGGATGCCTTGCCGAAGTCGTCCGTTGCGGCAAGCTCTTTGCGCATCTTGGAAAGCGATTCCTGCATTCCGTCAGCCCCGAGCCCGGCGTTCTCGAAGGCGCGTTGCAGGATCATGACGTTTCCGGCGGACTCGCCAGTCATGGCCGATACGTCGGACAGCTTGCCGCCAAGGTCGAACGCGCCTTGCATCTTACCGGAGAGACCCTGCACAATGCCGACGAACGACTGAACGCCCTGAACGGCCATCCCGATGCCTGTCTGGAATGATGCCGTGTCGAGTGATAGGATCGTGTCAATAATCATTTGAAAAACTCCGTGCAGTCATCGCCTGGTTTCTTGCCGTGTTCTTTCATCCAGTCCAGCAGGCTCAGCGCTTCAAGCGAACTCGGTTTATATCCGTTGATGATGGACACCTGCCTGGCCATCAGCATTGCCAGGTCGAGCCCCATCCCGTATACATACTCCATCGTCCAGTGATAGTTATAGCAGAGGACCGCGACGAGGGTGATTAACGCCCCGTCGCCTTGGTAGGGTTTTTGCCGCTGTCCATCGTGCCGGCGATCTTCTTGGCGTTGGCCGTCAGAAGGTCGTAGCACCGTACAAAATCAGCCATGACAGCCACATCCGCGTCCATGAATGGCTGAAGCTGTTCAATCGTCAAGTCGGTAGCCGCCTGAATGGCCTTGTCGTGCGGATGCGTCAGCACGAAAAAGCGGGACACGAGTTTCATCGTGAACCCGGACTCCTTGACGAATGGCTTGTTGCAAGCAATCTCCTCGGCGATGGCGTGGGCCACCTTCACGGGGTAGACCGTGAACGCGCCGCATGTCATCGGCGAGGGTTGCTGGGTTGCTTCTACGACTGCTTTGGGTGAATTGCTCATCTTGCCTCCTTAGATAAGTTACGGTTACGGGGTGGGCTCGGTCAGCGTGACCTGCTCCCAGTTGTTCACGGTGATCTTGTTCGTCATGGCGTCTTCCTGCTTCTTCGCCTCGCCGACGCTCATGACCACGCCCGTGATGCTGTTCACCGTGATCACGTCGCCGACTTCGATTGTCGATGCAGCCGCCGCGATGATCTCGATTGTAATTTCCTGCTTCTTGTCGTAAAGAACGACTACGCAGGTGCGCCCGAAGTTGTCCTTGATCTCCTTGACCTGGGACGACTTGGTGCTGTCGTAGGCAGTGACGATAGTTCCCGTATAGACACCGTCGGTGCCCCACACGATTGTCTCGCCGCCTTTGATGGTGACTTCATTTGCCATGGTTTTATTCTCCTTGTGTTGCCGCCTCCAGCTGGAGGAAGTTGACTGTGATTGTCTGCTGCTCCGACCGGGCTGATTCATCCCAGTCAATGTCGTTCTCTCCTTCGGTCGTCTCGGTTTTGTAGACTTTGATCGCGTCAGGCTCAGAAAGAATGGTGTTGTCCGCGACAAGCGTGTTCATAAACGCGGCGATCTCCGCGTTTGCGTTAGAGACCAGCAGTTCTGCTTCTGGATAGTCAGCGGGGAACGATACGCTTACGTGGATGACACTCTGATATTTTTGGAACGGGTAACGCGTGCATGTCTCCGGCATGGCGTGGACTGCGATATAGCGCGTTTTAGCTCCATCCAGCGAGCCGAACTCGGGCGAGGTATGGAATGTGAAAATAGAGATACCGCTGAACTGCGAAGTCAGTGACTTGCGCAGCAGTGTCTTGATACGGTCTTCAAAGAATTTCGGTATGTTGTTCATGCCTTTGCCCCCGCGAGTGTCCGTTCGATCTTCTTGCGGATCCGTTCAGCGGCCGCATACATGGCTCCGGTGACATCGCCCTGCCCGTTCTTCAAGGCTTCCATGGCGTAGTTCAGGCCGTTGTAGAAATGCACGTAATACTTCGCCTGGCCCCCGCCCTTCTTTCCGCGCAACGCTCCGGCCGGACGTGTGAACTTGACAGCCGCGCCGGCGTTCGAGTTGAAGACGTCATGCATCAGCCAGCCCCATGCCTTCTTGGCAAGTCCGCTTCGTCCGATGATGCGCTTCTTGTGGTTCTGGATCATGACATCTTCACGTCCGAATATCGCCAGCTCGTCACGGGTCACCTTCTGCCATGTGCCGTCTTCATTGCTGAGCATGACGCCGTTGCGTTCCGTGTAGCGGATCTTCGCGCCATACTCGCCGCCGCGGTAAATGGGGGAGAACACTTCCTTGCCCTTGCTGTATTTCATGACACCGAGCTTGGCCTTGGTCATGTTCAGCAAGGCTGTCGGGTCTGGGTTCTTGACGATCTTACGCATCTTGGGCGATTTGCGCGTACGGGCGCGCATGGATATGCCGAACTGAATAGCGCCATACTTGACGGCTCGCGGACGTTCCCAGCCAACTTTGTCCACCAGCCATTTCATGTGCTTCTGAAAGCGGTCAGAGGAATACTTGGAAACTTCAATTTTCATTGCAGCGCCCATCAGTAGTCCCTCCCTGCTCGAAGCGTCACGAGCATCGTGTTGCCGATCCATGACCACTCGACCACGCGCGCGGTCGCGTCATCGCCGGACAAGGTCACCAGCGCCCCCGTGTTCGGAAAGACGTCGGAAGTAATGGACTGAGCGGCCAGTGCTGCGGCCCAGTCTGTCAGGGATACGGCCACTTTCACGCGGTCGTCCGTTGAACGTGTCAACGCGCCGGACAGCGTATCGAATGACGGCCCTCCGATCAGCAGTGCCGGGACGGATAGCGTCAGTTCTTTGACCAGGTTCGAAGACTGGTCGTCAAATTTGATGGAGAATGCAGCCGTCTTGTCGAACGGTGCGGATGTGCCGATATTCGCGTTGACCTCTGAACCACCGGCGGTCACGGATGTGACGACCCTGCGGACTCCGTCAACACGGATGGAGTCGTATTCATTCGGCAGCGTCAGGCCTTCGCAGACAAGAACGAAACGCTGGTGCTCGTTGATGACCCCAGAGTCACCGCGCCCGAACTGGTTGCGCATGGAACGCGCCTTGATGGCCGTCACAGGCGTTTGCTCGTCACCCCATAGAAGCACAGCGGTAGCGTCACTCATGGAGCGTGATGCTAAACTGATAGCGTTCTTGATGAAGGTGGCGACGGTTGACATAGTAGTGTGTCTTAGAAACCGCCGGACAGCGAGGAGGCTTCGCCATCCGGCGGCTTGATTGCTTGATTGCTTACCACGCCAACCAGGTGTTCGCGCTTGCGGAGAGGCACACCATCACGACACCCTTGCCGGATGCCGAGGAGAATGCCGCGTTAGCTGCCGCACCATTGATGGTTCCGCCCGTTGCAGGGTAGACCTTCAGCACTTTATTGGCAACGCCGTTGCCGATGAAGAGCATGCGCCCGGTCACCTTGTTCACGTCATTGACGACGACACCCTTGGTGTCATCAGCCGCAGTTGTCGGGAACACGGTCGCGGCGGTTGCCGGCAATACGCCAGCGTCAGCCGTGGTCGTGCCAGCGGCCGCCGTGCTTGCAGCGATTGCGCCGGTGACGTTCGTCGCGATCAGGTTCGCGGTCGTGGCCGCCGAGCACAGGGCGATTGTCACGGTCGTGTCGGTCGCGGCGGTCAATGCCTGCGCGTAACCCATGAACGTGTTGCCCGTGGCTGTGGCCGTTGCCGCGCCAGTTCCTGCCGTACCGTCAACAGGATTGCCGTCAGCGTCCCAATAGATCGGCGATCCTGCGGGGATGATCTCGGCGGCTTGCACCACTTCGAAAATACCCTTGACTGCCAGACTGCCCAGCGTGTTGGCCGCGATCGGGCTCAACGCGATGCCTACGAGGTTCGCCTGGACAACAACTTGACCGGCTTCAACCGCGCTTGTGGGGGTGTAAGCTACGACATCCCCGTCTTTCAAATAGATACCTTGCATGTTTCGATTTCCTTCTTGTTGAAGTTATGAATCGCCTGTCACCCACTCAGATGACAGGCGGTTCGACGATGGGGTTATACCCCGGTTGAACGGACGGCAGCCTTGGGGTCGCCAAACGCCACGCCGTAATCGTAGTAGCACCGCATGGAGATGCCCAACGTATTGAAGTCAGCCTGAGCTGTTTCAATCACAGGAGCCTCGTTCCCGTTAAGGAAGCAAGCCTGCATCAGCGCGATCGCGTTCGGATCGCAAGCGATGTACCACGGCACACCGGTCAGATAGGACGTGGCGCAGGCTTCGAACTTCCCGGCGAAGACGTTCGTGGAGGTATCCTTCGTCGATCCGCCAACCAGGTTGGTGGACTTGAAGAGCTCCAGCGCCGTCGCGCGGTTAGCCGTTGACACGACCAGACGCGATGCGTCTACGCCGATGGGGTTGCCATCGCCGTCCTTGAGAGCGCCGAAGAGGGCGTCAGCCGTCTTGAGCGTGGCAAGTGCCAATGCGCCTGTGGTCGTGTTCCCGTTGCCAGACGAGAAGTTAGCAGCACCGGCGACCAGTGCGGCCCAGAAGTCCGTGTTGAACGTACGGGCTGCCATGAAGCCGAACTTCTTCGGCATCTCTGCCAGCACGCGGAGGTCATCGTTAACGATGTCCTGGCGGGTGATTGTGACCATGCGGGCCTTGGTGTCGGCCTTCACTGTGCGCGTTGCGTCGCCAAGTTCCATGTGCTCGATCTCGCCATTCTTGTCAAGGCTCTTCAACAGGCCAGCGGCCGTGAGGCTCACGCCGTTGACGGTCTTGAAGTCCACGACAGGGATGACCTGTGCGATCATGCGCCAGACATTCTCGACGGAACCGTAGCCGCTGATCGCGAACTTGTGCATGACGCTCGACAGGACGTTCGGAATCGATACGGTCGAGAACGCGGCCTTGATGAACGCGCCCTGGTCGTGACGGTCAACACGCTCGCTCTTTCCTTCTGCGGCGAGACCGGCATTGACCAGCGCGCTCAGCGTACGGATACGCAGGTCGCTTGCCATGTTGCAGGTTTCAGCGCCGAACTTGGCTTCGATGTTGTCCAGCCCGGCACCCATCGACGCGGCGCAAGCCAGAATCTTCTGGTCGGCCTTCACGCCTTTGCCGGATGCGGCGATATGGGGGACGCCGGGGCGGCCGTCTTGCAGCTTGCCTGCTTCGACAGTGGCCTTAAGCGCATCGCGCTCAGCCTTGACGACTTCCAACTGGGTCTTCTCAACTGACCATCCCTGCTCGATTGCCTTAGCAACCACGTCAGGGAATGCCTTTGCTTCCTCGCGAATCGCGGAGATGCGACTCTGCTCTGCCACAGCGGCGGCACGAATTTGTTCCGGTGTCTGCGGCGTGTCATCATTCTTGTTAGCCATGATGTGTTTTCCTTCTTCTTTTTGGTGTGACGCCGCAATTTGTGCAGAGGTACTTCCGTCTGCTCCAAGCGGCACAATAGACATTTCATAAAGCTCGCCTTCATCGATCAGCTTGAACGGGCCGGTGAGCATCTGGCCGTTCACTTCAATCTCTTCGTCTTCCTTGATGACGATCACCTTTTCAGGGGTTACGCCTACGGATGCCTGGAACTTGAAGCCCTTCTTGGCCAGCGCCAAGACCTTCGCGGAGGTGTCGCCAACGTCCATGATCTCGCCATCGATGCCGAGGCTTTTGCCGTCGTTCTTGATCGCGATCGTCTGGCCGAGAACCGTGTCGAGATCCCAGGTGTCGTGGTCAAACAGGATCGGCATGACGCCGTCAGCGGGTGAGCGTAGCTTGGACAGGTTGATTGCGATCATCCCCCAATAGCCGACGACCATCTTGCCGCCGCCGTAGCCCATCATCGCCACCTTTGGATTCGCCGCCTGCTCACCATCCTTGGCGGCCTGAACGGTGATCGTCGCGTCGCATACCGCGCTCAGGTGAGTTTCGTCATTACGCAGTCGTGTCGTCTTTGTTTTTGTTGACATTTGTTTTCTCCGGTTGAGTTGTTGCCGCCTTCTCGAAGGGCAGCGGCGTATCGTCAGGAAGCCCGTTTTCTTTGAGGAGCTTCTTCCATGTCACGATACGGTCGATCTGCTCTTTCATCCACTGGGCCGTCTCCTGTGCCCCGTCCAAGCCCTTCTTTGCATAGTAGGCCGAATAGGTGAGCGTGCCGTTACGGATACGCGTATCGTCCGCGTCGGCTTCCTTGCCTGGGTCAACATGGTCGCGTGAAGTGAAGAACCACTCGGCTATGTCGATCTCTTCGATCTGCTTGGGTGAGAGTCTGTTTACTGCGGCGTATTCCTGCAGGTAGGCCGACCACACGCGGTCGAGGAGTTCGGTCCCGATGAAGAAACGCTCGGTCTCGTTGTTGCGGTCATAGGTCTGGTGGTCGAGGCGGCCTGACGCATAGTTGTAGCCGGACGAATCACAGGCGGCGATATTGAGCGGGAGATTGACGCAACGCCCCATCTCGCCGATGATCTCACGCTTGAACATGGGATAGGTCGTGGTCGGCTGCTCCGCCTTGAACTGGTTCATCTTCCAGCCTTCGGGTACGGATACGATCTTGTTGCGGCCTGCTGGTATGATGCTGCCGGGCTCTACATCGGCGGCGCATTGCCCGTCTTCGGAGTCAGGTACGAGGTCTGTCTCCAGTACGCCGGCGATCTCCGCCGCGCGTGATGCGGCTTCCAACACCGACACGGTATAGCCGCGAAGCTGTCCGAAGAGTGCCAGAGAAGGAGTGAGTTCTGACACTCCTCGGACTTGGCCAGGACGGTTGGCCGCAAAAAAGTGGAGCACATACTTGGCGTCGATCCATTCGCCTGCCTTGGATTTGAGATAGGCGCGATAGTCGCCTGGGTGATGCTTGAGGACACGGTAGGCAATCGGGTTCTTGTTGTCGTCAAAGCGTATGCCGTCGATCTCGTTCTCGTCAGGTTGCAGGAAATAGGACTCGACCATCTCGCATTCGATCGGTACGACGTTCAGCTTGACGGGTGTCGGCAGCTTCTTGTCGGTCGTCAGCAGGGCGAAGGTCTCGCCGTCCACCTTCTTGGCTCGGATCATCTGGTGGAGCTTCTGCCAGAACTTAGACTTCAAAGCCCACCGCTGGAAATCCTTCTCGGCCTGGCGTGCGAGGTCGGATGTGCCCAGCTTGATGGTCACCCAAGGGCCGATCAAATCTGAAACGATTGTGTCCACCATTCCGTCGGCATAGGAGTTGTTGGCGACTTCGTAGCGTGCGCGTTCGCGGATAATCTTGCGCGTGGCCGGATCGTTCGCGGTGGCGGCTGAAAGCGCGTCAGCATAAAGCCAGAGATTCCCGTTGTCGGATGTTGAACGCGCCGCATCGTACGAAGCCCTTACAGGCTTGCCGAAATCGACTGTCTTACGTTTGCTTGCTGCTTTGTTGCCGAACATGGTTTAGAGTCCCGGACACGCAGGGGTTATTCTTCCGATCCGTATTCCCAAGCCTGATACGCGCTTCCTGGCCAGATGCTTGTCAGCGGCGACAATGTCGGCGATGTTCTGCCGTACGACCGTCAGCCCCTCTGTGGTCAGAGACTTCGGATTAGTCGCCGCATCCATCAGCGCTTCATCTATGGCCGCTTGCTGTTCAGTGCTTGTCATGCGCGAATAACTGACACTTTCCGCGCGACTTGTCAAGACTCCAAAAGTCTATATATAGACCGAAGCTGGAATTATTTTTCGCTTCTGGTTTCGACAGAATGGAACGTGTGGCCGCAGTGACGGCATTTTCTGATTCGCCTTGTCACGCTGCCAATGTGTTCCGTCTTCGAGACGTTCGACATCCGGCATCCGCATTCATCGCACTCGATACCGTCCGTGCGACCGCCTATCACTCCGCTGTACTTTTTGCGTTCAACCATTTGCGAACCTCGCTTTCATATCCGTCCCAGTGAATTTCTTGCGTGTGCGTCCCTGTTTCGATGATTCCCCGAATGCGCCGAGTCCGTTCCATCCGGCCAGCGCGTACCCCATCGCCATCACGTCCAGATAGTCGTGCTTGCCTGGCGCCGTCACCCACTCGTAGTGCATGCGCCCGGCGATCTCCACCTTTTCGGCCAGCGTCTTGCGGCACATCTGCATGGAGAACTCGCGGTGATTGCCGTCGTACAGCGTGCACGCCCCGATCGAGCCAGGTTCGGAAAGGAATGCGCGCTGCCCAGTCTCCTTGTACACGTCCGCATCGAAGCACAGCCACTTGCCTTTCCCGCGTTCCATGCACTCGTAGACGCCATTACGCACGATGCCGATGCGAGACTTGACGTTCGGATTGTAGCTTTTGCCATCGCGTCCGCACATGGCGACCGTGTGGACGCCCTTGAAGTTCTTGGCGAAGTCCAGTATCAGGTCGAAGTACTCGCCTGACGCATCGATGCCCCAGTGTTCCGGCGGGTTCTCCGCAGACGTGATGACGGCGCCGAGGCTGAACAGCGCCTGGGAGAGCAGTGAACAGCGCATGTCTACGCTCATGCTCATCTTGATCGGAAGCGGATCGTTCGTGTAGATGTAGTTCCACATGACGTGGCCGCGCCGTTTCGCGTCGAAAGAAAGCTTTGAGCAGGTCAGGCCGTAGGACGGGTTCAAGTCTGTCACGGCAACGCGCAATGCGCTGTCCGCTGGGATAACGTGCATCTTGTGGGCGACCGTCCGCGACTGGATCACAGCCGGGATGAGTGAATAAACTTTCGTTTCGCTCTTCATCGGACGGTTCTGGTATTCCGACCAGAACGCGGACTCGCCGACCTTGTAGAAGTCCGCAATCGCGGAGAACAGCGCGTCCGGGTCTTTGCGCTTCTTGTCGCGCCGGTGTTCCCACACGACCTTCATCCCCTTGGTCATGACGGCCTTGTTCCTGGCGTAGAACTCGAACGACTCGGCCAGCGTCCGCGCATCCGTGAACAGGTCGTGCCACTGGTCCCACAAATCGCGGCACTTGCTGTTCTTGTCGGTGAACCCTTCCGGCCAGTCGATCACGCGCGAGATGCGGATGAAGATGTTTGACGGATCCTTGCCAAGCGTCTCGCCCACGTCGTCGGGCTCCTTGATCGTGACGGCGGCCATCATGCGGATGCCAGAGTCAGGGCCGGACAAACACATCCATTGCGTGTTGATCTTGTCCACCACTTCGTCAACGAACACGGGGTCTTTCGCCCTGTCCACGTCCTGCGGATCGTCAAGCAGGATCATGTCGGGGCGGATGACTTCGCCGTTTTTCAGCGGGATGTTCAATCCCTTGATGTCCCCGTTCAGCGATCCGGCAGCCAGCGCACCCCGACCGTCAGGCAGCACGATCACCAGATCGACGGCCAGGATGTCGGCCCCGGTCTCTACCCCGGTATCCTCCCAGACCAGCGACCCGAGGCGCGTGGAGTTGGTGGACTCCATGAACGGCTGCGCGTACTCGGGATAGTCCTCTGCGAAACGAGGCGAGGTGAGCATGATCTTCCATTGGCGCCAGCCTATCTTGGCCGCCTTTCCAGTCCAGCCGCCCAGCACAGGGAATCTGCACCGGCCCGTGACGATCAGGAATATGGACATCGCCCGTAGGATGGAGGTCTTACCCTCGCCACGGGGTGCGGCCACCACCACGTTCATGGCGTTGTCCGAACTGTCCACGACAGCCTTGATGATGTCACGATGACTGTCGGCGAATGGAAGGTTGAACAGGGCGGGGCAGTAGTATTGCAGCCACCGTGGTGGATCGGATTCGAGTTTGGCGCGGCGTTCAGGGTCAGCGCAGTCGCGCCGTGTGAGTGTGCGCCTGCGCTGGTCGAACGCCGCCTTCCTGTCCGCACCCGTGTACCGAACTTTCGAGGCTTCCTTCGCGGCCTTGAACGATGCCTCTTCCAGCGCGGTTGGCTTGCGCTTGTTCTTGCGCTGGAAGAGTTCGCGGAAGGCTGGCAGGGTCAGGCTCTTGATTTGTTCGGTGTATTGCATGTGTTAGTGTTACACCTTCTTGATCTCGATGGACGGGAACGCGTCCTTCATGCGCTGAAGGATGACGGCGCAATAGTTCGGACTGATCTCGATCCCATAGCATTTGCGGTGCAGGTTTTCGGCGGCGACCATCGTCGTGCCAGAGCCTAGGTAACTGTCCCAAGCGATGTCGCCCGATTCCGTATGGTTCAGCATGGCGTTCATCGGAAGTTCAATCGGCTTCATGGTCGGGTGAATCTTTGACTGCGTCGGCTTATTGAAACTCCAAACGCTGGTCTTATGCTCGCCTTTCATCAGCTTTTTGTGTTTCTTGCCCCACGTCATCAGGATAGGTTCGTGCTGGTAGTCGTAATCAAGCCGCCCCATGGAAAATGTCGGATTGTTTTTGTTCCAGATTAAGACGTGACGCACGGCCAGTTTCGCTTCCATCATCATCATCATCATACCCAACTCGCCTCCCTGCGGAGCCGTTACAAACACCGTGCAGTCGTCACCCATGACGATGCTTCGAATATTTTCAAACGCTGGGAGCAGTTTCTTTTTGAGTTCTTCGGGCTTGATGTCATCGTCTAAGATGTCGTTGGTGTTCTTATTCCGTCCAGTATTTCCCCCCTTGCCGCCGTGCGCGTTCAGCATACGGTTCTTCGCTCCGATACTCACTCCATACGGCGGGTCTGTGAATACAAGCGAAGCATTCGCCCCGTCCATTACGCGCGAAACATCATCCTTCTTCGTGCTGTCACCACAAAGCAGTCTGTGCGAACCGATCATCCACAAGTCTCCTGTCTTTACTTTCCATTCCTTATTCAATTCCTCGGCTTTGTCAAGCTTCGGTTCAGCGTCAGCTTCTCCGTCAGGTGCGCCCGTCATCTCCTTGAGCGCGTCGCCCGTGAACCCAGTCAAGTCCATGTCGATTTCCGAGGCCGTCAGCTCGGCGAGCAGTTCCTTGAGCGTGCCTTCGTCCATCTCGGCAAGTTCAGCGATCTTGTTGTCCGCGATCAGATATGCCGTCTCTTCCTCAGGCGAGTTGAACGGCTGAAAGTCAACTGGAACGGTCGCCACCCCCAACACCTTAGCCGCTTCAATCCGCGCATGGCCAGCCACGATCAAGCCGGACAGCTTCGACACGATGACGGGATGACGCCATCCAAGCGCCTTGATGTTCTTGGCCAGCAGTTCGATCTGCTGTGCCGGATGCTTGTTGTAGTTTCTGGGGTTCGGCTTCAACGCCGTGACCTCGACCATCTTCTCGAACGCGCAATGTACGGCGATGCCGCCAGCATCCTCCGTACTGTTTTTATTCTCTCTCTTTTTCATTTCGATGCGATCCCTTTCTTGATGTCGCTCT